ACCACTTACCGAGAACTGCGACGCCTAGCTAGCCAAAACAAGAAAGCCTTTATGGAATACGTTTTCAAGCAAGAACGTGAACAACTGGCTTCTATTTACCTTATGTCTATGTACCGTTTAGTTGGTCCGTTTAAACCAGTTCATGTCATGACGAATGCAGAGTTAGTAGCTTTGATTGCTGAGAACTACGAGGCGAGAGCTAATACAGACCAAGTGAATGTCGCAGGAACAATGAAAGCGGCCGACCATGGCAACTGGCAAGGCTACATCATGGGGCAGGGTGGCCCGTTCGTTAAGCGTGAGGATTTGCTGATCACGAACTCTTATGAGGTGCTGCCGTTTGCCTCTCCGCATGGTGAAGACGTTCGAAAAATAGAAGGTTTTATTGCTGCAGGTGAGTTGGTTAAGACTCGTCTTAAGACTTGGCAGATAGTAACGAAGACTGAAATGAGTGATGAATCTGAAGCGGGGGCTCTTGATCTTGCTCTTTCTGGAATCTCTGATTCCTCTCGGAGTTCTGTCAATAACTGTACGCAACCGCAGAAAGTACAGGTCAGCGATCAGCTTAAGCGATTATTAGAACCTTACTCAGTAGGTGGTGGTTTACCGCCAAATATTGATGATTCAGCATTAATCGCGCTGCAAGAAGGCAGTTCAATTCGAATAGATGATGAAACGAGTATAAGAATCCGCCCCGCGGAGCACCTACCATGCGGCACGGTTCGCCCTGCCCAGCTCGTTGAAGAGTACCAACCCAAGCCAGATTTAAGCTGGTTAGATGATTTCGAGGCTAAACAGCCTGAACTTCTAACCGGTGAAGATGAAGACCACGAATACCAACAGCCAAATCTATCTGACATCACTGTAAGTAAACGTCCAAATAAATCGTGGAGTGAGTACCTAGAAATCATTGAGTCTGATGACTGGCCTTTAGTGTGAACGCTAGATTCGTCATGTTGTATTGGGACAGGAAAATTGATGAGGAAGCCACTAAAAAGGTGGCTTTATGAAGGCTCTAACCAAACAAAATTATCAAATACGTGAATCAATCACTAAAAACACCTGTTTACCACTGTATGCATATACAGTAATATTCTGAGTGTCATTGCTAGGAGAGTAGATATGCCTTATAAGAAAATGCTGTTTCAGCGCTCGCTTGACGTCATTATTGACGGTATTTCCATGAGTGAAGCCCGTGCTGATAGTGCGCAAGTTGGTGTGTACTTAATGGGGCTTTTGATCGCCGACAATAAAGGCGAGTTAGACGCAGATAAAATAAAGGCCATCCAATCGATAATTAGGATGGCCGCAGAGGCAGAGACACCGAAGTTTTCGCTATAGCATTGAAAGCTGATTTTGAAGCTCTTGCCGCTGCTCGGGCGGTAGGGCTTTGACTAGGTTAAAAGCTATCTGAGAAGTCGTCTTAGCAGACGGACTAAGAGTGCGGCTAAAGCTTAGATTCATTACAAATGTGTGGCCGCATTCGGGGTCACTACAACTGCAGTACAAATCACTATAACTCGCTGAAATTCGGTTGGATTTTTGTATGCGGGCTTTCTCGCCACACTCCTGGCAAATTACTCTCATATAGCACCATGAACCTATCGAAATGATAGTCCCATGGTACTAAATTATGGTGAGGATTTATACAGTTCTACCGTTTTTGAGGTCGTCTTTTTGTCTTTCACAATGGGTGTATTTACCTAGATAAACCATAGCTGTCGGACTATGCAGAAAAATTCTATATTTTGTGAAGTGATGAATCATACGCGACAGATAAGTTATTGAGTATGTGGCATATCAATGTGTATCCTGTCTTGCATAAGATTACTAGATAGAAAAATTCTGCATTTAAATTCAGAACTTAAACAATGAGTTGGATATAAGGTATTGAAATGGAAATTGTACAAAAAAAAGGCAAAAATAAATTCACCTTCAGTTTCGGAGACGAGCGATTTAATTACGCCTACGAGCAATCGTCGGGTAAAGGTGATGCAGATCTTTACTACGGTGACTTGCCACATAAAAGTTCAGAGTTCATTGAACAGAATGAGTGGCTGAGAAATGCAGGCATTCTTTGGATTGTAATTGGTATTTTTCAAAGTGGATATGGCAGTTTTACGCGTGAAGCGTTTTACTTAGATCCAATGTGGATCTTAATAGGTGGTGCTTGTTTAATTTGGGCGGTTGTATCAAAAATTACCTACACAGTTTATAACACTAACGACGTTAACCTATTTATCATACAAGATAAACAGCATGATGCAGTAGTCGATGCATTGATGAGTCGACGTAAAGAGCAGCTTTTAGCCTGGTATTCGGATATTAATATGGAGAACGAGTTAGCTAATGAGATCAACAAGTTTAAATGGTTAGCTGAGCAAAAAGTATTAAGTGAAGAAGAATCAAAGCAAAAGATAGAAGAAGTAAAATATTACCATCAAGAGCAAGGTGGTACAGAAAGAGTTCTTAACTAGTCATAAACTTAGTATCAAGTTTGAAGCGCAACTACCTCTAACAGCCACCCTACGGTGGCTTTTTTACGCCTGTCTTACAGCCCCACCGAAAGCATACCCAGCCCACGGAAAACGCACTACTCTTTCCCACCTGCGACGTTTTTGATCCCATTTTTTCGCAATTCTATTTCAGTGCAATTCTGCTACCGTAATAGAAAGCTAATAAGCCGCGAGCCCTTTAGGAATAAAGGGGGATAGGGGATAGTTGAAGGGCTGAGAATGGCTTACAGGGTGCCTAATAAAATTGCGAAGAGTGCAAAAAATTGCAATAAATTGAAATTCTGACGATCAGTATTGATCTGTTGGTGTTTGTTAAGTGACTGAAATGTTTGTGTTTCTGTATTTTAGGTCAGTTTTTTAATGATCGTTTGTGTTTTTCTGACGATCATTTTGGTAGTGCTTCAGCCCTTATCGGTAAAGGGCTGAGCGTAAATAGCAGTGAAAAACAAAATTGCAAAAAATGTCACTGTGTTTACGTGGCAACGTTGTCGAGGTTAAAGGTTAAATGCAGGTTTTTCGGTACTTCGGGATCCCCATTGACGGCGTCCATGAACATCTCGCAGGCCGGAATCACCTCATTCTTACAGTAAACATAATCAAATTTGATTGGGTCGCCACGCGTACCACCATTAGGAATAATGGCCGCGAGCTCAACGGGGAAGCGGTGGCCCGTGATCACCTCTTGCGCAGTCACGTTCTTAATCTTTTCATATTCATCTTTTGTCGCAATATCACCGACGGGGATAAGTTGAATCCCTTTCTCATTGCCATTCGGAATATTGATGAACATCGAACGGAAGTTGCCCACGCCACGGCTAGAAGCCATCTTTTCTTTTAGGTCGTCTTCATCTTCTTTACTCAGGTTTGGGTCGGTGGCGTAGAAGATAAAACCCATGTGCAAACCGTTCTTATAGTAACGACGGCGAAAGGTGGTGGAGTCCTGGCTAAGGAGTGCGGATTGAACACACCCCAGATAATCTGGCCCACCATAGACTTGCTGGACAGGGTCATATTGCTTAATGAAAATGATGTCTTCTTTCTTGTAGCGCTTTTGTTTGTTATCACGCTCGAGAAAAGCAAAGTCCCCATTTTTGCGCTTTCGTAAATACATGGTGGGAATTGGCCAAAGGCCTACGACTTTCCCCAAATAGTTACGAAGCTTAAGCAGCGCGGTATCACCGAACTCTAAGAAATCATGCACCGCTGATTGCATTTGTTGTTTCTGCATGCCGCCTTGGGTGTAACGGCCCGCGATCATATTACGGCGAGCCATTAGGATAGAACCATGATATGCATTGGCTCGGGTCAGTTTGTTTAAACCCGCTCTATCGAGTGGCGGCTCCCAATAGTCGCCATCGTCGTTGTAGTAAAGCTCGCTGTAATCGTAGTTGGTAAAATCACGATTCATGATCTCAGGCTCACCAAAGCTAAACATCAAGCTTTCATCATTGGTGCTTTCTTTCGTGTTCGTTTCTGTTTTCTGTTCAGTCATAGAGTTACATCTGCCAAGTTGATTTGCGTTTTTCTGAGTGATCGAGTGGCTCATTAATGCAAGCGTGTGAAATCGCCCAAAATGCATCGGCGTGGCCAGTTAA